CCAGCACCATGACCAATAAAAGCTATTTTATCGCCTGACTTAAATGCAAATACTTCTACATGATCTGTAGGCATCAATAAATCTTCTTCTGTTGCAGTTGGATTAGTTCCAAATTTAATATGTGCATGAGTAGTAACAGAAATTCTGACTAAACCACTTCCTGTAGTTATAACACCAGATTGAACAGATGCGTTTCCTACAGTATGTGTTTCTGGTGCAAAATCAGGGTCAATTTTTGTATAGTTTGAGATCATATTATCTTAATATCAGATATTAGTTAAATTTCAATAAAGTTAAGTTTGCCTTGATCGTGCCATCTTTTAATCCAATATTCGTCTTTTTCCATTTCATGCGAGGGATAAGAATAAGTCTTAGTTACTTGATGTATTTCTCTTGTGTATTTGTTGCAAGTTTCAAAGAAGTTGTAACCAGTAACATGAAGTTCGCATTTAATATTATTTAATATCCAATAAACAGAAACTAATCCTGTTGTCGGTCTATGATAATCTAATTCTTCTTGCATTTTAGTGTATTCTTCCAAGTTCCATAACCAAGCATGAGGTTTATATATATTAGGCATTCGTTCCATTCGTTTGCCACCTTTTTCAGCATTTAGTCTTATGATTTTTTTAAATTCTGGGTAATAACCTAGTTTATCGTAAAGAAATTGATGTGCTTGATTAACTAAATTGTTAAACCAAACATCACAAGGTTTAGATAATATACCTAAGTTCATTCTAGCAATACAATCGTATTCTGAATAATTAGGCTCTTGTTTTAAATCTGCGTTGCCAATAAGAAGTATTTTTTTATTTGATAGATATTCAAATGGGTCGAACATTATGAATACATTACAGTATATCTAGTATAATCTTTTAATTTATCGTTCCACCATTCTTCAGGTTTTACAGTTGCGTGTGCGTTCATTCCATTAGGTAATATTTCTCTAGCTTCTCTTGTGCATATTGTTAAGAAAACCCATTGGTCAGAATAGTTAAATATATCTTTTAAAACTTCATCAATATTATCTTCTGGGATATGCTCTAATACATCTGTTGAAATGACTAAATCAAATCTAGTATCAGGCTTTGTATTAAATTCTGGTACTGCTGGGTCATATTTAGTTGCGTTCCAATGTTTCGGATGGTTTTGTGCTTTACCACATCCATAGTCTAGAATCGTTCTAATCTGTTTTGATTTTATTATTTCATTAATAATTGGAATGTATTTAACAACAGTTGTGCCTCGCCATTTCTTATCGTTTTGATGAACAAGTTTAGCTTGTTCAATGTAGGTATCGTATAGGCTCATTTTTTTCTTGGTTTATATTTTTTGATAGCTTGTGAGATAAAGATGTTTTTATAAAGACTTACTTTCTTTCCAAACTTTTTATCAGCTTGTCTTTTAGCTGATTTATATGCTTTAGACTTCTTATTAAAAGATTTAGGTTTACCTAATTTCTTTGGTCTTGGTTTAGCATATATTGGTTTTTTCTTCATTTCTTCTTCTTTTTCTTTTTGTTCATCATTTTAGATTTCTTTTTAGCTGGTCTTCCTCTTTTACTTCCGTATGTTCCTTTACCCATTGGCATAATATTCTCCTATCAGTTAATTATTTTTCCACCTGACCATTTAGCATCAGGTAATCCGTTTGTATATTTCTTGCCATCAAATGTCAAAACCTGTTTTCTATTTGAACCATCTTTGTATGAAACATGAATCCAACCACTATTTTGTTCTCCTGTGTAATATTCTAAAATTAGTTGGTCAAAATCTACATTGTTTTGAATCCATAAAGCGACTTCTAAATTAGACACTCCTATAATTTCCATATCACAAGCCTCGCCAAGACAATGTTGTGATGTTGCTTTTGAACCTATAGCCTCTGATAATTCTGGGCTACGATAACCAGATGTAATGATAATAGGTTTTTCAAACTTTGCTCTAACAGGCTCTAATACTTCATAACAAAGATCGCCAAGATTTTTAATCTCTCCAGCACCAGCTTTATTGATTATACCTTTTCTTGTAGCAGTTTGAGATTTCTCAAATTCTTCTAATGTAAAATGTTTAGAAAGTTGCATTAAACCTCTTATGGTTTAGTTGGAAATTCTACTGCTTGTACTTCTTCTACTGTTGTTAAATTTTCTGTAATATCTCTAAGTGCCTGTCTATATGCTTTAAATCCAGCAGATAATGTTGAGCCTGTTTCTTTAGCTTTTATAACTTCCCAGTCACTTGCTTTTAATAAGTTATCACGTCTTTGTCTTAAATCTGCCATAGCTCTATCAAATGCACCCTCTAACCATGCTTGTTCTTCAGCTTGTCTTTGTGCAATTTCTTCTGCTGTCAGTTCAACTTTTATTCCATTTACTAATTTATGTGCCATAATAATCTCCTTATAATTTAATTTATTCCGAATAGCAATATATCTCCACTATCTATGTTTCCACTAGACATTTGAAACTTGATAGCATCAATAGCTGATGTAGTATTTCCATAACCAGCAGTATTAACATTTATCATATAATCTCCTCTATGTGAAAAACTTGTAGTTGCAATATAATGTTTTACAAAAGTTGTACTTGATGGATTAAAAATATGTAAATATCCACCAAGATTTTGGTCGTTATCAGCACCTAAATCATCTCCACTTAAACTTTGAAATCCTGTGCCTTGTGCAATATCATATCCACTATTATAATTAAGTGCCGCATCAGTATCAGCTTCATTATGCTGTGCTTGAAAATAAGTTGAGGTCTTGGTTACATTATAATTGCTACCATTGTCTGTACTTAAATTAAATTGAAAATCAACATCATCTGTTTGTGGGTGTATATTCACAAAATAAAAAACATATTCCTTATATGTACTATCAATACCAGATGTAAATTCTATACTAGCAGATGCACTAGCAGTAGCTTTAGAAATAAATACCATATTCCCACCAAACCCAGATGCCATTGAGCCATTGTCGAATATTGTTGTGCCGTTACTAATTAATCCCATAATTACTCCTTATTTTACTCCATACATTTTGATTATGCCATCATCTATGTTGCCACTTCTCATTTTGAACTGAAATCCTGTTAAAGCACTTGTTGTATTAAAGTAACCAGCAACATAACCACTATTAGTAGAACGATCTGTGATATTTTCTCCCATAAAAGTAGTTCTTGAAATAAAATGCTTAACGAATGTAGTATTGCTTGGGTTAAAAATATGTAGAGTTCCAACAATAGAAGAATCATTATCAGTTGATGGAGCTGAACCTGCTAATAATTGTTGAAATCCTGTTGCCTGTGCTTCATCAACACCACTATAACCCATTTGACCACTTCCACCATCTTCTTCGTGTTCATTATAAAAAGCAGATGAAGTTTTAACAACATTAAAATTAGTGCCATCAGTTGTTGCATTAAATTCTAAATTTGCATTTGCTGATGGGTGTATATCTATAAACTTAAACACATAAGAATCATAAGTTGAATCTATCCCAGATGTAAATGAAATAGATGCACTTGCACTTGCAGTTTGAGTTGAAAGTAATATTAAACTTCCTGTTGGTACTCCAGCATCTAAAGCACCATTGTCTATTAATGTTGTTCCACCTGATACTACTGCCATGAGAAACTCCTGTTTTGAATGTTATCCATTATGAATCCTTTATTCCATATAGTTTTATTGTGCCAGAATCTATGTTGCCACTTTCCATTTGAAACCTTATAGCATCTATGGCACTTGTAGTATTAAAATATCCCCCATTAAAAACATTAGCACTAAAATTAAGTGGGTGATATACATTACCAGTTGTTATAAAATGTTTTACAAATGTTGTAGAACTTGGATTAAATAAAAAAATTTCTCCACTATTACTTTGATCATTATCATTTCCAATTTCCCAAGTTAATCTTTGATAATTTGTAGATTGTGCAAGATCATTACTTGTTTCATATTGTTGTCCACTAGAACTACCATCTTCTTTATGATAAGCACTAAATGCTGTGCTTGTAATAGCAATACCATAACTAGAACCACCATTAGTTGAACCTTGAAAGCCAATCCATTGACCATCAGTTGCTGGGTGTATGTTTATAAATTCAAACTTATAAATAGGATATGTGCTATCTATTCCACTTGTAAATGATATTGAAGCTGAAGCTGATGCTGTTTGTTCAGATAATAAAACCATTGAACCTAGACTAGCTTGAAATGCACCAGCATCTAAAATTGTAGTGCCATTGGAGATAAAAGCCATGTTAAATCTCCTCTAGTTTGAACTTATATTTCTTGCCTGATTTGTTATTAACAATAAATAGATCGTCAGCACCCTCTTGGATAGTCCAATTACCTTTAGTACCATCTACAGAGTTACCTTGCTCTTTTGCTTCGTTAGATAAATTTAAATCTCCTGTGTATATGTTAGCCCAAACTTTAGTTGCTGAACCTAAATCGTAAGTATCAGTTGTTGATGGGATAATTGATTCTCCTACTGCACTTAAACTTACTGAAACATCTCCAAAAGATAAATTTCCAGAACCATCAGTTACTAATGCTTGTCCATTAGTTCCATCTGCTGTTGGGTGTGATAAACCATCTATAATAACTTTACCTGTTCCATCAGGAGTGATTGAGATATTTCCATTTGATACTGAAACTATATCATTTCCATTAACATCTAAATCTCCACCTAATTGTGGAGTGGTATCATTTACTAAATCTGTTGCTACTGTTGAATCTAACCAGTTCACAGTATTAGCTGAATAATCAAATTGTGCTAAAGATATATCATCTGTTCCATCATAAAATTTTAAAGTTGGGTTTGTTGCATTAGTTGTATCTAGCCAAACTGTTCCAGCAACTGCTGAACTTGGTCTTGATGAACCTGAATTAGATGTATTAATAGCTTCTAAAACATTATTCAAATCTGATCTAAATGCTGGAAAGCCTTGATTCGCTATGTCGTAATCGTGTTGTGCCATAAGTTCTTATACTCCTTTTAAAATCCTTTTGCAAGATAATCGAATTGACGAGATATTACAGTATCAGAAGAATTTTTGAAAGTAATATCGAAACCATTTACAGTTTTATTTTCTACTGTGAAATAATCTCCCGAAACCATATTTTCGCCTGTAATTCCTACAGCATAATTAACAGAAAAGAATGGATTTGTAAATGTTACTGTGTAAGTTCCAACACCAGAAGTTAGATCATTTCCACTAAATATTCTATCTATCATATCTACAGTTACAGATAATTCAGATACAACAGGTGTTGAAGATAAATCATCAGATTCAAATAAAACTCTAAATTTAAAATAACGAGATTTGTATTCGCCTATTACAAAATTTCGAAATCCTGTATAAGTTACATTATCATCTGAAGTTGCTATTTGAAGTGTTGCTCTACAGTTTGCTGGTGTATCTCCATCAAAGTTAGATTTTGCGTCATCAAATAATCCACTTCTACTATCAAAGACATCATCAAGATTGTCAGCAGTTTGTTTAATATTTGCTGTTAATCTTACAGTATAAATTCCACCTACATCTATTGGAGTACCAAAATTATATGTTCCTGATGCGTATAAATCTTGTGAACCAGCACCAGAATCAAATAGTCTATCAGGGTAATCATCAAATAATCCTGAACCACTATCAAACAATTCTGAAGAATCTAATCTCAATGTACTATCTGAAACAACTAAATTAGTATCAAACCCATCATCAAAATTTCCAGCTTGATCGTCAAAATTACCCTCAGCAGAATCAAAGAAACTATTTCCATTAAAGTTAGGGTGTTCAGTTTGTGTTACAACTGCATTAAAGTTTAATACTCCAGCAACATTAGAAACTACTGCTGTAGCATTTGAACTAAAGTTTCCAAGTTTATCTACAGCTTTTATAAGGTAAGTTCCAATTCTTGCTGGTACAGAAATTGAAGTTGCTGGTCGAGATACTTTTTCAATTAATGAAACTGAATTTAACCAATCTCCACCAACTATATCTTGTGAATATCTTATTTGATAATATGCTAAATCTAAATCAGGTATTTGTTTCCAACTTAAATGAGCCTCTTGTCCAACTACATTACAAGAAAATTCTTCCACATCTGCTGGTGGCAAAATTGCACCTATAATTGTTCTTGATGCAGTTACATAAGTTGATGATACACCTAAAGTATTAACAGCTTTAACTCTTACATCATAAGTTTCTTGGTCAATTACATTTAAAACTCTATGAGTTAATCCTGAACCTTGTGCATATATAATATAATCTGAATCTGTGCTTTTCTTATATTCAACTTGGTAATAATCAACAAAGCTATCAGTAGATGCACCTATAGTTACATCTAAAGCTACAATTACAGTTCCGTCATTGTATTCAATAAGTTGGTCATCTAAAGTAACACTTGCTGGTGGTTGAATTGTAAATGGATTAGGTAAATTTGTTGTTGGAACTGTACTAGCTTGTGTTTTAGTAGCCCAAGTATAATGACTATCTTGATGTTCGACTAAAGATAATCCTATTGTAAAATCTTGATTAAATGTAATACCAATAACTCTAAAAGGTTTAGCACTAAAGCCCATAGAACTATGTGTGATATTTACGATTTCTCCAATAGATAAATCATAAGCATTAAAATTAATATTAAGACCTAAAGACAAAGCCTCTCTTGATCTTCTTAAAATAACTTCAGCCATTTCTTCAGCTTGATATTGATTTGTTAATGTTGTGAAATTAAATCTACCCTCTAATAAAAATCCACCATCTTGTGCTTTCATTGTTGCGT